CTCTAAATAGCCAGTTATACACTTTTTATCTATTGCGTCAAACGAAGGTATTTCATTGCTTTCATAGCAAAATTTTATAAATCCATTTAGGCATCTTTTATAAGTCTTAATGCTATTTTCTTTATCGGTAATCGTCTGTTTGTGCGCTAAGAATTTATCGCGATAGCTTATTAGCTCATTTAGAAAAAATATTTTTTCATCTATTTTCATTTTGTTACTTTGTTCGGATTTTTATAGATATGTGATATTATAACATAAAAGTGATTTTATATGATTAAAATAAAAATATTTTATCCTGGCACTTTTATAGGATTGTGCCAGGAGTGAAAGAGGGCGGAGAAATTTATTTTGATTGTGCTATGAGGTCTTTATAGTCTATACCTAGTTCCTTGCATTTACCAATCAAATCAAATGTAAGTTTTTTGATAATATCTTTAAGATTTTCTAGCTCTCGCTTTGCAGCTTCATGGTTTTTTATAAAATCTTCATTAAAAAACTCGTCTTTCTTCAATTCTTCGTCAAGTCCTTTTAATAGGGCATCTCGATTGTCATAAATTTTGTCGAATTCGCTGATCTTAAAACCATCTATCTCAAAACCCAAAAGCTTATTTGAAAGCTCTCTTAGTCGCTGCCCAAACCCCTCATTTAAGACCAGTCCATTAACTCGAACATCAATCTCACCATTGTATCTTAGAGTGATTTGTTTCTCTTTTAAGTGTTTTTCGATTTGTTTTATTTTTAACATTTTTTCTCCTTTTGTGCTCTTTTTTCTTCGCTCTCTTTTTTATTTTTAATAATATCTGTGCATTTAACAAAAAAGTCGCCATATTTTTCTTTATTATAATAGTCCAGATCAAATAGATCGTCTAACATATAAGAATTGTGGCCTTTTTTTAGAATATTGCCAGCATAATGCTCTCTTGATATTAGTTTATCATATTCTTCACGCTCTAGTGTTAGTAGAGAGATTTTATGTTTGTTCTCACGATAAAATTTATATAAGCTAAAAAGATCAATAGCCTCCGATCCGCCCATAATGAAATTATCCCCTATACAAAAATCCATTCTAAAAATATCAAATTTACCTATCTGATATTCAACTACTATCTTTGTGTGTGGTTTATTGTCTTTACTGTGGATAATATAGAGCTTTTCAAAGTTTTTACACTCAGATGCCAGCTCGTGAAGCGTGTAAGAGTTGATAACTCTTACATCAAATGGTTGGCCATTACCAGTTTTAAGCCATTCGTCTGATATAGTAAAGACTTTAGAAAAGTTTTCTAAAAAACTAAAACTAGGGAATGATTTAAGTTTTAAAATGGCATCTAGTTGTTCAAAGCTGGCTTCGCCCAGTTTTTCGCTTGCTGTAATAGTATTAATCCCAAATTCTTTTAAGACATACTTCATTCTTTCGACGAGCATTTGTCCATCGTCCTTAACGCTTGGATTGCTACTGTTAGTGTTTATGGCAAGGATTGCAGATATATTTTCTGCCAAATTGGATAGCAGCTTTGTTTTATAGTGTGTTTCTAGCATAAGCTCTAGGGCTAGGCGAGTGACTTTTGTCATTCTACTTTCGTCGCTCCAGGTATCGAGCGTAGCTTTAGTAAATCCCAGCTTATCTGCAAGCTCAAATCTTGTTAGACCATAAAGGTCACATACTTCTTGATGCAAGAAGGTCTTTTCTTCTTTAGGTTTTGGTCTAAAAAAACTCATTTTTTCTCCTTTTAGGGTAAAAATTAAAGAAATCTTATCATAAATATTTTATAAAATCAAGTAATAACATAATATTATATAAAATTTATGATTGTAACTATAAATATATATAATATAAGCATATATTAAGCAAATAAATATTATAATTAAATTAATTAAAAAGCTTAAAAGCGAAAGGATAAGAGATGTTTAATAAAGTGGTTTTAGTTGGAAATTTAACTCGCGATGTAGAGTTAAGATATATTAATACGGGCTTAGCAGTTGGACGAAGTGCGATCGCCGTCACAAGAAAATATAGCACAAATGGCGAAAAAAGAGAAGAGATATGCTTTGTAGATATCACCTTCTTTGGGAAAAGCGCCGAGATAGCAAATCAGTATCTCACTAAGGGATCAAAACTGCTAATTGAAGGTGTCTTGAAATTTGAACAATGGACGGATCAAAATGGGCAACCTCGCTCAAAGCACAGCGTAAGTGTTGAGAGTATGGAGATGTTGGGTAGTAAAGATCAAAATACGCAGCAAGGTAGTAATTGGCAAAATACACGATCGCAAAACGCTCCACAAAGAAAGACTGAGCCACAATATAGTGATGTGCCAGACATTGATACTTCTGATAATATGGAGTATGCAGAAAAAGATATACCATTTTAAAGGATAAGAGATGAAAATGTATCAATTATTTTTAGAAAACAAAGATCTAGGAATATTCAAAGAAGAGCCTCAAGATATAGTATATTGTGATGGTTCAACTGACGGAATTGATTTGCTCTGCTTCACTGCTGACGAGTGGCAAAAGCTCCAGGCAAAGCTTAACATAACTCTTACCAATGATGAATTTGATAATTTTAACAAAATTATGAATAGTGATTTTTGCCAAAAGAATGGCATTAATTATATTGACCAGCTTGCCAATAAGCTTGACTTTGGAACATTGGAGATATTTGATTTTGAAAGAATTGAACGTTCTGCTGATATGGAAGAGAAATATAGCTATTTCATTGACGGCATAGCAAAAACTGCTGGTAAGGCTAATTTTAGATGGGATGTAGCTTGCAAGGGTGTCCATCAACAAATGTCTTATGTAGATAGATGGGTTCTTAGTGATAGCTATTATCAAATAGAAGTTAATGAACTTAAGGGAGATGAGCTAGCACAATTTGATATTAAAAAAATAGATGAAGAAATGATAAAAGTTAGCTATGGATGCCAAGTTCAAGGCTATGATTTAGTTTCAGTAAAAGAGCTAGATCGCAAAAATCTAAAAGATGATGTTAAACTTCTCGTGTGGGAAGATGATAACACAGAAAGAAGTTTCCTTGAATATAGGCTAGAAGACATAAAAGAAGAGTGGTTGAAAAAATAAAAAAGGGGCTTAACTGCCCCAAGTTTTAATCCCAACGGGAAAAACCTTAGTAGAACTAAGGGGAACGTGTAAATATTGATACTTTTTAGACCAACTCCAACGGAGAAAAATCGTATTTTACACGTTTTTATGTAAAAATTATATAGACCTTTGACTTAAGAATTAATAAAGGATAAAAAAATGAAAGATGTTGAATATAGAGCTTGGTGTAAAAATAGCAATATTATGCTTTATAACATAGAAAAAACATTTGAGGAAGATTTTTCTTTTGGCATGTTTTTGCAGGATGAAGAGGCGTATGCCGTAATGCAATACACTGGCTGCAAAGATATTGGTGGCGAAAAGATATATGAGAGCGACATAGTGCATTTTGCAGCCATAAATCCAACTGGATATGAAAATCACGATGGAGAGTGGGTAGATACCACTGAGGAAGAAGAACCAGGAGTAGTTATTTTTAAAGATGGTTGCTTTTGTGTAGAATTTCCTGATGGATCGCTACTGCCTTTTAATGCCCCTAAGTCAGAGGCAGATAAAACTCCTATTATAGAATTATTTGCGGTCTTAGGTAATATTTATCAAAAATAGTCGAGGAGATGGAGATGAAACCCATTAAATTTAAAGCATACGTTCCAGGCATTAATGTTCTTTTGAACGTCATAAACATGGATCTTGATTTTAACGGAGATGTTACGGGCATAGTTGTTCCTACGAGAGAGATAACTGGTGAGGATACGTTTGAAACAACATTTTTTAAGCATGAAGATGATTTTAAATTAATGGAATATACTGGACTACACGATCATAATGGCAACGAAATATATAGTGGCTATATCGTGAAATATCCAGATGGAAGTGTAGGTGAGGTTGTGTGGAGTGGCGGCTATGCAGCATATATTGCAAAACTAAAGCGTATGAAGCCTTTTGTATTTTGGATAGATGACAAATGCAAGGTTATAGGTAATGTTTATCATAACAAAGAGCTTTTAGATAAAGCTCAAGAGGCATAAAAACGTTGAGTATTTTATGTTTTTAAGTAGATGTATATTATATAATTTAAGTAAATATTAAAGTAAAATATATTATAATTATATAAATTAAAAAGATGGAGTTATAAACATGTTAGACGAAAAATACAGCAGCTATGCTGAGAAGGTTTTGTCCGAAAGCGACAAAAGCGATACAAGACGGATATATAAAGACATCTTTCGTGATAGCAACGTTGTTATCCACGAAAATTGTATTATGGATATTAATGATTTGTTGCTTAAGGGCAGAGAGTATGGCGATCAATTTATAATTCCTGCATATCAAAGGGGCTTAGTTTGGAGTGAAAATCAAAAGGTCAATTTAATAAAAACGATTATGGCTGGCGTTCCTATTGGAACTTTTGTATTTGCCAGGCAAGCCTATGACAAACAAACACTTAAAAAGCTACCAGTCAGGAAATATTATTTATTAGACGGGCAGCAAAGGTTGAATGCGATAAGGGGCTTTTTAGATAATGAATTTGCTATGGACGGATACTTTTTTAAAGATCTACCATATCTTGATAAAAGAGCTTTCATAGATTTTCATAATTTCGGCTCTATGATCATAAATGAACCAACACTGGAGCAGGAACTGGATTTTTATTTTACACTAAATTTCGGTGGCACTGCTCATACTAAAGAGGACTTAGAAAAAATAATGAAGTGTAAGAGTGCTAGTGCTATTGAGAACAATGCTAATTTAAATGAAGTTGTAAAGGATAAAAACAATGAATAAAAAACAAGTAAAGCGTTTGTCTGATGCGTGTATTTATCACGCATTGGGAAGGTATATTGAAACTAATTTTTTAGAGAGTGAATATCTTGATAAACCCATATCATCAGAAGATCAAAAAAAGATAAGAGATTATATGCGAAAAGTTCAGCATAAATTTTTAAATGAACATTGTGACTCACTAACCATAGATAATATTTATCGTAGTGTGATTAGCTGGGTCAAGTGAGTTATCTGGATAAAGTAAAGGATATAAAGATGAAAGATGTAAAATTTAAGGCTTATGTTTATGTTTTGACTGATGAGGATAGCCATCCTCTTGAAATAGATCTTAGGGCAGGTAAATTATGGGACGTCGCAAGCATAAATTTTAAAGACCGAATAGTAGAAATTGAAGATGATGACGGCAATACATGGGAATATGAACTAAATGACGAGATAGCCCTTTTGCAATATACGGGTTTTAGAGACAAAAATGGACGTGAAATTTATACGGATCATCTCGTTAAATGGGGATTACGAACTTATAGGGTTTGCTTTGATTGCGGATTTTATCTGCACGATTTGAGTGGGATCAATCCTGATTACCCAATTACGAAAGAATTCAAAAATGCTTCAGACGAATTTGAGATCGTCGGTGGAATGTTTGAATATGGAGAAGTTATAGGCAATATTTATGAAAATCCAAAAAAATTAAAGGACACAAAATGAGTATTATATACGTATGCGATAGCTGTGGCGCACAAAGCGATGATGATGTTAAGGTGTATGAATTTAGCGAAGAAGCTAAAAATTACACTGGCATTAACGAATACGACCATTTATGCGCGGAGTGTCTAAAGGATTTTGATGAGGATAAATCTTTGCGCATAGTAAAAGGCGTTATAAAAGTTAAGACAAAGAAAACTTAATATTTTTATAAGCTATTAATTTTTTTAAAGGATATCAAATGCTATATGGTATAACTGATTTAGAAAGACAAGAACTTCAAAAGAATTTTAATTTTTTCTTAGAAAATGCTTACAAGTCTGAAAATTTTGATGATGTCGTCGAAGATTTAAAAAAGATGATTGAT